CATTGTTTTCTAATACAAGCTTTCTAAGATCGTTGTCGCCAATTAACCTAAAAATACTGTGTAAATTATCCTCTACTACTGCTTTACGTAATTCTTCATGATCGACTAATCTAAAAATACTGTGTAGATTTTTTTCTACAACTGCTTTGCGTAAATCATCTACAGTGCCAAATGCTCCAGGTTCTTCTGGCAACAGTCTAAAAATACTGTGTAGATTTTTTTCTACCACGGCTTTGCGCAGTTCTTCATCAGCATCAGTTAATCTAAATAGACTGTTTAAATCATAGTCAATATATGTTCTACGCAAATCTGCTAACTTTGAATTTGTTGGATACAACAACTCAAATCTATCTAGTAATTCAAATGTTTGCATTGTTGAATTGCTCCTGTAACCAGTCGAAGTCATTTATCATTTTCAATGCTTGTAGATCTCCTTGATGCAACATACCATATGTTGCTCCTGCTTTTGCACCTGCAATAGCATACTTACCGTATTGCCTATCAGATCCAATTGTACACCATTTGCGTAGACGTTCATTTGTTTCATCGTCTTTTTGTCTGTCAATGACTTTGGAACTCAACTTACAGCATTCTCTAAATCCACTTTTAAAGCTGTTAAAGGCATCGGTGTTGAATGCTGTAATATTACTGATATCATGCACTGCACGGAACTTGCTGCTGATACTGGTTGTCATGTCTGGCTTGCTGGTATCCATGTTTATTGTTAGTTCTGTTGGAAATAACTTTACACCGCCATACCCATATACCATATCGTTGATTGGGTTTTGACTGCGCCATACATGCACAACTTCTTTGTCCCAACGTGCTACTTGATAGTCAAAGTTGAAATCATCTACAATGATTGCATCGCCATCAACAATCCAAAACATATCTGTGCTACACAATTTAGCACCTTCGATATGTGCTTGGTGAATTCCTTTTACACCGTGTACACGTTTACAGTCTGGAAAACGTTTTAATATACGAGCGTAATTTTCATCTGCATTTGGTTCTTGGTAACTGATGAATACCATGTCATAAGGCTTAGGAGTGCTTACAATAATATCTATTTCTTTTTTGTTTGCAATGAATTTGTAATCAAATTCACGTCTACTGAATTTTGCTTTTTTGCTGCACAACACAATACCATCATGATACTTTCCATTCAAGTATGCATAATTTGTGTTTCGACCCAAGTGACTGTAATAACTGTCAAATTTAAAATGTCTAGCTGGATTAACATACTCCGGAACAATCCAAAACATATCATATTTGCTGTGTTCTAATGCATGTAAATAATCTTCGTATGTCTTTGTTTCAAACACTTCAAACTTACAAGGTCGACTTGCAATAATATCTACTTTTTTGTTTGCAACAAAAAATCTATGATCGATTTCTTTTTGTGTAATTTGTAATTTTTTTGGCACTAAACATACACCGTCATAATGCTCACCATTTAAGAAAAGATGAATTACATCTTGGCTCCAAGCATCAGGCTTGTAATCAAAATTGAATGCATCATCAACAACAACATCATCCCAAACAATCCAAACAAACTTTGTAAAGCTTTTTTGCTGTGCTTGTTTTATGTCGCTGGCTTTTTTTGCAAGAGGAAAACGTTGTTTTAATGCATCAAAATTTTCTACATTTTGTCCAACAAAGACTATATCATACATGTTGTTAGTATATATACTTTGACTGCATTTGTCAAGGAGAAATTATGGAACTGTACGAAGGCGCTAATTACAGAATCAATATCGAAGGTGCTGATAGCACAATGATACTAGACAGCTACAATAGAACTTTGATGGCAAATATTGTAAGCAGTGAAGGTGAACTTCTTATAGATCAAGATTTGGGAGAATTCAACGGCAACGTTAATGGAAATGTTATTGGGCCTAAAGGTAAAGTTGTTGTTGATGTCGAAACAGGACATATTAATGCAGAAACAATTTTTGCCGATATAGTTAACAAAGACGGAGAAATTGTATATGATAATGCTAGCAATACACTGCATACAAGCCTTATAGGAGACATATTTACAAAGTCTGGCACTGCACTTACAGATATAGAAAATCAATTGTGGGTAGGCGATGTACAAGGCAATATTGTAGACAGCAAAGGAACTGTAATATTTGATAACGAAACAGGTGCAATGACAAAAGATCTTATAGGTAACCTGTACAATAGTACCGGAGAAATGGTTTTTGATTTTACAACAGGTGTATTCAAAGGCAAATTCAACGGAGACTTTACAGCCAAAGATGGCGAAACAGTATATGATGCAGAAACACATACCTTCAAAGGAACATTACACGGAGACGTAGTAGGTAATTTAGTTGATAGCACAGGAGCTGTCTTTATTGATGTTGAATCTAAAAAAATTAGTCATCTACATGGAGATTTTGCAGGCACCTTTTACGGTGATATTTTTAATGCATTAGGAAACAACTTGTACAACTTTACCGATGATTCAATCGATGTATCTATTATTAGAGCTAATGTAGTTGATACAGAGGTAATTAAAGGAACTCTACACGGAGATGTTTACAACGCAGATGATAAACAAATTATTTTAGATGCAACAGAAAGATTTATTAATAATGTAACTATAAACGGTACGTTAATAAATTCTGCAGGCCTAACAGTGTATGATAATGCCACAGACGAATTAAATGTAAACACCATCTATACTAACACAATAAAGGCAGACGAAATTGAAATTCCAAACGGACGTTTGAATAAAGAAAGCCTTGTATTAGAAAACAACAAGCTATTCAGCGAACCTGCAATTGAACTTAGATATTTTAGAGATTACGAACCGCCAATGAAAGACTGGTTTCAAATTGGTTTAGAATTTTGTCTATCAAGTGGCAATAAAATAACACCTGCTCCTACAGCCACTGGATCTAAATTGCCAGGTTTAGTTTTCAGTGCAGTTATTGACACTGATAAATCTTTTGATGATTCAACTGTTGCACACCTAGGCGGAGATGTGTTTAAAACAAAATCATATGTATCAACTATATATGCTAAAATTCCAGACGATGCAATAATTAGACCAGAATTAAAAGAAGGCGCTGCTCCGGGCGATTTGTATTTTGTTACAGGCGATGGCAATGGCAGTGCTAATTATATGATATTTGACCATCAAGGAAAATTGCATGTAACACTAGCAGACTTTAATGTTGACGGAGAAACAGGAGTCGAACCTGCTGATACAACAAAACCTGACAGTTGGTTACAAGTAACTGTAAACGGCGAAACAAAATTCATGCCATTGTACAGCTGATGACATATTACTATAACACAGTGCCAGGCATAGGCAAATGCAGGAATAATTTGGTTTACACCAGCATTATAGATAATAATAAATTTATCTGTCATTATACTGTTGACCAACTGTATCATAACGATAACTGCTTGCCTATAGATATTTTAAATGAGAAATATCAAAGAGATGCAAAGTTTACAAAACAGTTTGCAGAAAAATTTCCTCAGCATGTTCCTACAATAATAGATATAGACAATAATAAAATTATATACGAATATGCTGATGTAGATTTTTGGCAACAAGCAGACTGCGATAAAAACAACTTTGACAAAATCTTGCCGGATTGGCAAGAACAAATGTTAGAAATATTAGCAGCATATAGAGCATGTGGTATTTGGAAGTACAGTCTACATCCTAGCAGTTACTTTGTTATAGATGGCAAATTGCGTAGTATTAATCATTTCTTTTGTTATAGCGATAACGAACCTCAAATAGCAATCAACGATATTATAAACATTATCAGCGATGATAGAAAACAAAAGTTATTAGATTTTTGTAAATTAAAAAATATCGATATAAAAGACCAAATGCCTTTTTCTGTTTACGGACAAATTGCACTGGAAAGTTTTAGAAGCAATTATCCAAATGACTTTATTGACAAAGCTAAACAGTTATACAAGTAAAATCAGTAGGAACAGTGTCTTTTAATTTATTAAACCAAACATCGTTGGTTTTAAATCGAACACCAGTTTCTAATATTTCAAAGTTGCTTATTATTCTACGTTTGTTCATTTCATTTAAAACAGGACTTACATGCTTGTCAAAGGCAAATCTTGGATTGTTTCCTCCTGCATGTATTTCTACAGTTGTTTCAACCCAATCAACTTTGTTTAACAATTTCCTAATTACCAACTGATATCTAGTGTGTTCTCCAAAATTTGCAGCACTGTGTGTTCTACCAGCGTCCATTATGTAAACCAACATATCTGTTTTTAAAAAATAGTTTGTATTGTTTGTTATATCGATTAATGCAGAACAATCGCCGCTGAGGTTTAAATGATATCTATCATCTATATCACTATGACTGAAATAACAGGTACCGCTTTCTTGTCTTATAATACGTGCTTCGCCTATATCGTTAAACTGATTTAAGAAATCTTCAACAGGTGTGCCTTTGTACTCGGGCAGCACTTCCCAAGAATCATAAAAGAAATCTCCAGTTGGTTTGTTTAACACCATTTTGTTTTCGCCGCCGCAGATACTTTGTAAGTATTTTAACTGCTCTGGTGTTGCACTGTATTCAGTTGGAAGTATCATGCTGTATTTACTGGATAAGTATTTGCATGATTAGAGGATTTGAAAATAAACCATACATTGACCTCGATCCATTCTTGGATATAGAAGGTTTTAAATCTCTTGATGCTGAAATTTGCAAAGGAATGGCACTTGCTAGAGAATATGCAAAAGAAGGCACATGGATGAAACCTGGGTTTGATTTCAAAGACATGAGTTACATTTGTAACTGGAAGCCTATATATCGCGCATTTGAAGAATATCAAGCGTTAGACGACAACGATCCAATAAAAATTCAAGGACAAAGTATATTTCCAAAAGATTTTACAGATTACAAACAACGTAATCTTTTTGTAAGATATTTAAAAAGTGCTATGGGTGCACACGATCCTTACATTTATTATGTGCTACAGGAA